CCGCGACATGGCCGGACGGCACACCCAAGAGCACGCACACGGCGTTCACATGTAGAACAGAACCAACAGCAGCGCCCAAGAAGCGCAGCCGCCGGGGCAATACGCTGACCACCAAGCAAATGAAAGAAGTGCAGAGGCAGGCGCTAATGCGTGTGAACATGACCGCCAGCCTTGGCACCCATGGGAAAAAGATGATCACAAAGGCGTCGATATGACCTGCAACAAAGACTGCCGCCAGGGCCGCGAGTGCGACTGCGGTGACCCAGATTTTGAATCCAACCTCAACCTGATCATCTTTGTGGTCGCATGGGTGTTCGTAGCATCCTGCATCGGCTACGCATGGGGAGGCTGGAGATGATCTGCTCATGCTGCGGTGAAGAAAAGAACACCACCCATTTCTCCTACGGTCGCCAAGGCTGGACGAAATACTGCAAGGTTTGTGGTGAATGGCTCAAGCTGTTCAAAGCACGCTTCGATGCCTCGTTTTGGCTTGATGACAAGAAGACCCGCAAGTCGAAGGAAGCACTGCGGAAAGAAGCGAAGCAGGACACCGTGGTATCGCTCTACGGAGCATTCGGGATTCAGTTTCCCGTCGAGCAACAACATGGCGAGGTGCGTACTGTGTTGGCAGACGCGCCTTGGCCTTACAAGGAGGCAGCATGACACCTACCGCAGAACTGCGCTTTGTTGAGCGCGAGATTGGGTACAGCAAGACCGGCAATGTCACAGACTTCAAGACCATCCGTGTCTTGCAGCAGAAGTGGCGGCACAAGGATTACCCAATCGTTGTCGACACCGAGTGGCGCGATGTGCCGCTGGTGAAGGAGGGCGTATGACACGTCACTGCTACGCCAAACGGCGCTACTACGTGAAGCTGAAGAAGTGGAAGGCGCACGAAGACGGCGGCGGCACTAACTTTGAAGCAACACCGAGCCTAGGAAGGGCTATGTACTTGAACAGCAAGCTGCGCGTTAAGTATCGTCAGATTGATGTGCGCGGTATCGGTAAACCTTATGTACTTGAAGGGAGTTGGAAATGACCGAAGCAGAGCGCATTGCACAAGAGCTTGTGGAAGAAATTGATGGCTTCCCACAGGCCACAAAGCTGGAACAAGAAGCCTGCAACATGATTAGAAGCCAAGCGGCTGAGATTGAGCGGCTGACAAAGTCATTGGCACGAAAAGAAGATGAAGACTTCTGGACGGGCGTTTGCGAATCCCTTGATATGGAAATTGCTTGCTGGCGTGTCAGCTACAACAATGGCAAGACTTGGACTATCTGGGAGACAGACCCCCAACCATCAATGTTTGACACCAAACAAGGAATGATTGTCCACCCGCTATATGTTCCGAAGCACTGCGCGACCATGAAGGAGAACAAACATGATTGAACGGGTTCTCCAAGCGCAACTACTGCTGGCTATATGGAACCCTGACTTGTGGCGCTGGTTCCCAGACAAGTACATCAGAACCAAGCAGCAACTCAACTACAAGGCCCGTGGGATTGTCTTGCATGATAGGGCACTTAACGGTGAAACAAAAGGAATGGAACGTGATTGAACAGGCAAAAGCTACCGCACAGAGGCTGCGCCCTGAACTTGGTCAGCGCGGTTCTATTACCAACTCAATGCGGATCAAAGCAGCAGACACTATCGACGCACTGGTGCAAGCTATGGAACAACTACAAGAGCAGAACACCAACGTGGATGCAACTTGTGCGGAGCTTGAGAAAGATAACCACGAATTGCTTGAGACCTGCAGCCAACTGAGAGCAGAAATGTATGCACTACGCAACGAAGTGAAGGCTATGGAGTGTGACGATGTAGGCGAGTTGCGTAAGGAGGTGGAGCGGCTGCGTGAGGTGCTTCTTTATACAAGATCAGTTTTACCAAATGAGCGCTGGGCAGACGATTCAAAGCGAATGATCGACGCCGCCATGAAGCATGAGCAAGCGGAGCCTGTCATGTTTGCATGGAAGCGCGATGATGGCACTTACTACGATGCGTCTGGAACTGAACATTCAAAAGGGATGCACCCACTTTACGCAGCAACCAAGCATGAGCAAGCGGAGCCGGTGCTTTATCAAGTCACTTCTGAAATTGCACGAGGGGTATGGACAACAGTAAGGGATGTAGAGGAATACAACGAGTACACGGTGACAAACAAATGGAAAGGGCGAAAACTCTACGCAGCACCAACTGGTAAGCAATCCTTACAGGTTGAGCAGGAGCAAGCGGAGCCGGTGACGGATGACTTTATTCATAAAGTTGTGCGGTCTACGCAGCCTCACCTTGATGCAACCTGCAAGGATTGGAAAAAGGAATTTGATGAGTGCAAGTATTGGCTTGAAGCAGCACACGCAATCAACCCCACATCCAAGCAGGAGCCTGTTGCGTGGGCAAGCAAGGGGTTTGTTTCTGTTTACTTACCAGACGAGATAGATTTCATAGAGGGTGAAAAACTGACCCCTCTCTACGCCGCACCCAAGCAGGAGCAAGCCGAGTTGCTAAAGCAGGCGTTGGAAGCGTTGAACGATTGGCCCGGTGCGTTTGACAAATGCCGCGCAGCCATCAAAGCCATCAAACAGCACTTGGGGGAAGCATGATCAGTGAATTCGACCACCCCGACCACGGATGGAAGTGGACGCGCCTTGAAGTTGAGTTCATCAACAAGAAGCTGAAAGAGGCTTACGACAAGGGCTACAAGCACGGCGCAGCCGGTAGCACCATCACCGACCCCGCTGAAATCCGCCGTGTGTTTGAGATCGACGAAGCAGACTACCCGCATCCAGACTCCGGGTTTGCAAAGCTATGAGCACCCCACCCATCAGCAGCGAGCGGTACAGGAACTGCGTCAGGGCGGTCTACAACGCGCTCAAGGACTCGGATGGCATGACGGCTTACGAGTTGTCAGAGATGACGGGCTACCCGCGCTCCACGGTGAAGTTCGCACTGAACGACAATCTGTTGTTCTATGTGGATCGGTGGAAGATCACCCGTGGACAGCACGAAACGCAGGTCTGGTGTGCTGCCGAGATGAAGCGGTTCGAGGACTGCCCGCGACCGGACATCGTATCGTGATGCTACTTGGCAGCCCCGCGCACCTTTTCCCAAGATCGGCCCATCACATAGCCGGTCATCACCACGCCGAACAGTTGCAGGATGCTGTCGGGGATAGCGGCCAGCCAGCCTTTGAACCCGACAGTAAACGTCGCTGCGGCACCCGGGTTGAAGATGGCCAGGACGCCCATTGGGATGCTCCAGAGCAGCAGGATGTAGACCACATACAGAAAGGATGGACGTGCACGGGACGTCCACGGGTCAGACGACTGAGCCTCTGCGATGATGGCCGACAACTGGGTCTTGATCTCGTCGAGATCCCCTTGCTGCTGCATTTTGAGCAACTCGAGTTGGGCCTTGGCTTTTTCCGCTGGGTCAGGGAAGAGTTTGTCAATCAGTTTGCTACCGATGCCGAAGATACTTGAGAGAGTGATCGGGTCCATGCGCTGCTCCTATGCGAATACCTTGATGCCGCTCTTGTCAATCACCAGTGCCTGACGCTGCATACCGTTGAAGCTGATGTGCACCCATGAGTTGAACTCGTAGATGACCTGCTTGTAGTTCAGTGCCGACTTGGTGATGGCCCGCACAATCTCATCGGGCTTGCCGTAGTTGGGGCAGATGAAGTCAATGGCAAACCCGCTCAGGTGGTCACTCGTTGACTTGCCGCCCACGGCCTTGTTCAACTCGGGGCTGCGATACCATGAGTTGATGTGGATCGGCTGGCCCAGAAGTTGACGTACAAGCTCCATGCCCAGCGCCGCCCGCTTCATGTTCAGCACCACGTCCAGCGGCGGGTCGTTCTCGATGCCCAGCCTGGCCGCCGTTTGGCTGGTGGTGGCTTCTTCGAGGGAGAAGTGGGCAGACAGTGGGGTCATAGACTACCTGCTGAGTGCGTTGTAGTTCAGCGCCTCGCCCACCTGCTTGGTCAGCGCGTTGGTGCGGGCGCGTTCTTCGGCGTAGCCAAGAACTTGACGTGCAACCGGCATCCGGCCCAACGGCGAGCGGTTGAGGTTTTCCAACTGACGAACCAACGCGCTGGCGGTGTTGGAGTAGTTCACCGCGCCGGGCACCTTGGTGTAAACGTCCAACGCTGTGTCGCGCAGATCGCGGATCTCTTCTGCGCCCTTTTTGCCAAAGATGTAGTCCAGTTTGCCGGACGAATCCAACTCGCGCACGATGGAGTCAAACTTGGCGGGCGATACGATGCGATTGCCGGACAGGTCGCGGCTGACGCTTTTTGTCACCGCATCCTGCATCATGGACAAAGTTTGCCCTTGCAACTCTTTCCACGCCTGTTGGCCTTGCGGCCCCGCCTTTTTAAGCGCCAGCGCCACGGCGTGCGTGTCGTCTAGGCTGCCTTTCATAATGGCGTGGTTCCACACATCCTCCAGCGCCACGGCGCGGTCGGTGGTTCCAAGCTTATTACGCAGCAGTTTGTCCACAAACGATGCGTTTTCAAAGTCTTTGGCGTATTGCACGCGCAATGCACGCGCTTTGCCGTATAACTCGCCGCCCTGGCCTTCGGTGGAGGCGTCAATCAGTTGCTTCAACTGCTTGGCATGCACCGCGTTGGGCGTGCCTTCTTGCGTGTTGGCGTTGATGAACTTGCGCACATCCTCCAGCGCATTGATGGAAATTTGGCCGGTGCCTTTGGGGTCGTTAAGTTTGATCTGGTCTTCAACGCCAGCAAGAATAGGGGCCAACTTTTCGCGCACCGTTGGGCCTTGCTGCTGAATGTATTCAAACACCGGCTGGTAAGAAACCGGCGCTTCCAATTCGCCCGCAGCCTTGGCGGCGTCATACGCGGCGTTAATTTTTTTCCATGCAACGTTTGCGCTATCCACCAGCGCCTTATCAACAACCTTGCCAACGGGGCGAAGCATATCCGCGCCGTATTGGGTCGCGCCAGTGGCGTCGGCGTAGGCGTCAAAGTTGCTCAGGATGGCGTCATTGGTGGCGCGTTGGCGCTCAATAATCGGCTTGCCCACGGTCTCGGGATACATCTTGGCCGTCTCGGCTTCAAACTGCTGCTGGCCAGGCAAGCGGGTGGCCTCGCCCTTGGTTAGTTTGACCGGCACGCGCAGCCCTTCGGCAGTGGTTTGCCGCTGGAGTGCCTGCGCCGTCTCAGCCGCCCCCATGCCCGCCATTGCGGGTTGTGCTGGCGTTGAACGCACACGGGCCAGTGCGTTTGCGGCGGCCTGCTGCGCGGGCGCTAGGGCATTTGCTGCCGCTGGTGCGGCCAATGTACCAACCTGCGCTAAATGCGCCGCAGGGACGGCTCCAAGCGGCTCCAGCACGCTTCCAATGCCGCCCAAAATCTCGCGGGCTGTTTGGGTGCGTGGCTGGTAGAACTCGGCCTGCACCTTTTTGCCAAACTCGGCGGCGGCCTTCTTGCCCTCTGGCGTGAACGCCTGACCGCCAAACAGTTCATGCCCGAGTTGGGCGATGGGCGTCACCACGCCACTTACAGCAGCGCCTGCCAAGGCTGCTGGCGTTTCAATGATGCCAGCAATCCGGTCTTGCAGCGACGGCTCCGGCTCCGCCTGAGATATGGAGCGTTGGCCTGGAATGGCATCCGCGCCGGACTTGGGCGCTGGAGCCGCCGCAAACAGTTCTTTGGCCTTTGCCAAAACCTGCTCATCACTAGCCCCAACGGGGCCGCGCAACTCGCGGATTGCACCGCTGGGGTCGCGCACCTTGTAGATGGTTGTTTCCATTATTTCACCACGCTCCATCCATCGTTGGAACCGCCTGAAACATGCTTGTCAATCTCGCCAGCGCCGGGCCCGGCCTGCACCTTCATGGCCTTAATGGCAGTCTCGCGGGCTTTTTGCTTCTGCTTCAAAACGTCTGCGCCTTCGCCGGGTGCGGGGAAGTAGTTTTTCTCCGCCGTTGCAAACTCGGACGGGGAAATGGAAGCGCCGGATTCTTTGCGCAGCACCGCCGTGATGAAGTTGATGCGGGCCTGCATGGTTTTTTGCTGTTCGGAGCTAAGTCCGCCCATGATGGACGGCAGCACGTTGAACACGTTGTCTACGCCCTTGCTCATTGATTCACCAATCAGCGGGATAGCGCCCACGGTGCCGCTGACGCCAGCGCGAAGCAGGCCGGTATCTTTGGAGCCTTTGCCTTCCAAGTCTTTGAGGATCTTGTCTGCTTCGGCCATGCGCATGCCGTATGCAACCGACGACCCTTGGCCCTCGGTGAGTGGTTTCTCGGCGGCGGCTTTGGTCTTTTCAAACGCCAACTGCTCGCGTGCGCGTGTGTCGGTTAGATTTTGGCCACGGATAGTGGCCGCCACAGATGCCGCGCTATCAGGGGATTGCGTCTTAGCCGCCTCAGTGATCTGCTGCTTAAACGTTGGGCTGTTGGGGTTGATGTCAATGGTGACAACTTTCCCGCCAAGGTCAATCTTCTCCGGCTTGGGCTGCACAAACTCCAGCGCCTTACGGCCCTCTTCGGTGCCGGTGACGTATTGCTGAATCAGGCTTTTTCGTGCTGCCGGATCGGCAATTTGCGCGAACTGAGCGCGAAACGGCTTGGTATCAATCTTTTGGGCGTCCAGCAAACCAAACGCTTGATCCAGCCCTGCGTCAGACGGGTCTTTGAGCGCGATCAGCAAGCCTTGACCAAGCGCCTTGTTTTGACTGGTGCGCACATCTTCCTGCGCTTTGGCTATCTCGGCTTGAGTTTTTTTAGCCTCCAGCATGGATTTCTGGTGCGCTTGCGCGGCTGTCGGCGAGATTGCGCCGAGTTTGGTCAAAAACTCGGGGCTGGATTGGTCGATGCCCGCGCCGTATAGGCCGCGCAGCGCGTTATGTTCTTGAATGCCGCGCTGGTACTCGTCCATCTTCATCCGGTTGAGCATATTGGCCTGCTGCCCCTGCTCCAGTTGCTGCATCTGGGCATACTGTGCAAACGGGTCGGCGGGCTTGGCGAACTGTGCGCCTTGGGCAATGAGAGCGTTAAGGTCTGCCATGACTTAGTGACCTCTTAATTCAAGAACGACAGCGGATCGTTGCCGGGGTATTGGTACGACGACCCTCCGCTTCGATTCAACCAGTTGTTAAAGTTCTGCTGATTCTGGTAGCTGCTGGCCATCGTGCCAAGCGCATTGTTCCAAGTGTTGCCCACACCCATCGCACCGGCGGCGTTGGCCTGACCGGCAGCTTGCAACGCGGCAGCACCCTGAGCGCCATAGTTGCCAGCGGCGGAAGCCTGGTTGTTCACCGCCGCCTGACCCGAGGACATCAAGCTGCCCAACGGGTTCAACTGGTTGGCGCGGTTGGTCTGGTAGCGGTTGAAGGCGTTGGTGTACTCTTGCGAACCCATGTCCTGACCGTACCGCTGGGCGGCCTTCAGAGCACCGCCCGAGATGAGCCCCCCCCGAGCAGCAGCCTGCCGATCAAGTGCTTTCTGGCCTTCGGACACGCGGAACGCATAGCCGGGATCGGCTTGGAAGTCCTGCATCCCAAAATCGCGGGCGTACTTGCCGTAACCGGCTGCCCCGGCGTTGCCGCCCAGCCCCAGCAACTCCATCAGTCGATTTTGGGCGGTCAACCCAGCTTGGGCGAATGGTTGGTTCCGAGCTACCTGCTCGTCATACATCTGCTTCTGAAGTTCTTGTGCGCGGGCTGCAGAGTCGGCCTGCATGCTCGCAGCCTGGCGCTGGCCTGCGGAGCTTGTAAGGCCGCCTATGACTGCTGAACCCAAGATTGCTGTTTGGATGCCCATTTCTTACTCCTTCACCAGCATTTCGCCGTTGTCTTTGAATCCAAGCCGACCAAGTATTCCATACATATACTCATGCCCGGTCGATACCTTGGTTGTGACTCGGGGGCCTTCAAATATCTTGCGCAAAAGTCCGGGGGTTGCCCACATTTTGCGCCATTTCGGCAAGACGGAAACGTGCACTTCGCAGTCCTTTTTGAAGAACGCCCCGATGCACTCGCCATCTCGCACAATCGCCTTGATTATCCAATCTTTCATCACTTCGCGGTAGGTGTCAAACGAAACATCTGCCGACCAGTCGGTGGCGACATAACCGACCCGCAGGGCCGCGTCGCGATCATCCACCAACTGAGTGGTCATCAGGTGACCTCACGACCGCTGGCGCGGATATTGATCGATGTGGCCGTTCCGGCAATCGTGCTGATGAACCCGCTGGCCGCCAACACATGACCGACCAGTTCGGGGAACGTGTAGGTCTCCGCCGGTTGCAGCGTCTTGGTCTTGGTGATCAAGTTCTGGTTGCCTGCGGTGTCGGCACTGGTCACCAGATTCACGCTGATCGTGGCCGCCGCTGCCGAGTAGTTCGTGGCGGTGAACTTGTCAATGATCGTGGTGACACCTGTGGCGGTGTATTGGGATGTTTGAACCGCTTCAGCAATCTTGGCAGGGATTAACACTTTCACAGTAACTGTCAATTTAGTTCTCCTTAAACGTGTGCCCAGATTTGCATTTGAACGATTTGTCCAATCAAACTTTTGGACACTTGATATTTAATTGCAAGGTCTTTGTGTCCACACCCTCGCTGTCGAGGCTTGTAAATTGCTCGAATTTCTTTGACCATGCTTTCGGTCAATTTTGCATTTCCGTTGCGCGAACCTTTTGCGTCTCGATCACGAACATGACGATCCATTGTATTGTCCGCGCTTGTACCTATTTCTAAATGCTCGGGGTTTAAACATTTGCGGTTGTCGCATTTATGGCGAACAACGACCCCGCGAATGTCAGCTAATGTTTTATTATTAGCTTCACAATATGCAATCCGATGAGCTTTTAGCAATTTACCTTTAGAGTGAACTATTCCGTAGCCATCACGATTCTTAAACCCAGTCCACTCCCAGCATCCAGTCTGGTAGTTCTCGGCAATTTTGGCCGGAATCAACACCTTTACGGTGACTGTCATTTCAGATCCTTTCTGTCCACTTTTCCGCTGATGGCGTGGAGCAATTCAATGTGGCGCTTGTAGCTGTCCTCACGGTGCGCTGCCATTACGTTGCTGAACTCTTTCCGGTCTTTTTCAGCGTTCTCAAAGAGTTTGACGATGTTGTCGTTCATGCGGTCACTTCTACGACGCTGCTCATCCTTCATGTCCCCAACCACGGTATCGACGTATTCCATGATCTTGTCGTTCAGGGTTGAATGTCCTGCATGAGTGGAGTCACTGAGCTTTTCGTGAGATTCGCGCAGGTCATCGTGTTCCTTCTGGTTGCGGTTCCATGCCCACGCTATGAGTCCGAGTGCTGGTGCCCATAGGAAGTCCTTGATGAAGTCCAGAATGTTGAATTCTTGCGGCGTCATTTTTCAGATATAGGCTTAGTGGTGATGATTCGCAGTACGGTTACCGCGACACTGATCGCAATGCCAACATACATCTGCTCAATCTGGGTGAGCGGCAATAGGCCAACATAACCCTGCAAGACGGATAGCACGGCTAGGAGCAGTGCAAATATGACAGTGCGACTTTTTAGGAGTTGGATTAGTGTGGTCATTGTCTTACTTCCAAAGAGGTATGTAGCACGGCGTTCCATCAGGAGCCAGTACCGTCACCCATGTGTATGGTGTCGCAACAGTTGCCCTGCTTTGAGTCCCAAGGTTTGCAGTAGTCGCAGCAAGCCCCGCATTGTTTAGAAACTGAAATGCCGAGTAAGCCCTGTTAATTCCGAAAACATCAGTGATAGTTTCAGACCCTACAACGGCACCAGCCGCTGCATTACCGAATGCACTGTTTCCTAAATTGTCAGTAGATACTCTTGTCGCGTAGAAGTTTGATCCAGCACCTGTCCATTTGTGCCATGTGGTGCTTGGTATGTTTGATGAAGAGCTTTGCCGCACAATGCCGGTTGATGTATATCCCCACCGAACATTTGCTTCTTGCTGAAGCTCTGAAATTTGTTTCCAGACACGCGCCAATTGGTTTGCAGACGAGGAAGCATTCTTGTTGCGATCCATGCGAGTGGACACAACAGCATTTGGGTCATTGATGATGTAGTCAGTGCCAGCTCCGGTGTCAGCGTTGTAGTAGGTCAGGCCATCCACTTCAATACCAAAGTGGTTTGCGTTGGTAGAGGCATCAAGGATTACAGGAGAGGTTTTACCGGCGTAGAAGTTGGCAAAAAGGTTGCTTACCTTTACACCATACTGAACTGTGCTTCCAAGTTTGATGCAGGTATCTAAGCGGCCCTCAAAGTAAACTGCATCAATGTTGGTTGCAAATATTGTGTCACTTACGCCAGAGCCTCCGATTGCAATACCGACCTGTACAGTGGTTGCAGCATTAACCCCTTCGATCATCACATTCTTGCCAATGTTCAAAACACGTCCATTGCCAAAGAAGCAAATATCACCGTCCTTATATTGCTGTGAAATAAATGTATTACTGAGATTGAAGCAAAGGAAGTTCTCGCAAGAGATTGCTCCGCCTTGATAGTTCGTGCTGTTGTGCCAGAAACGGCAGTTATCCACATCAATGTTATAGATGCCAACGCCACCATCGTAAGAGCCTTCCATCAACAAGCCCCAATATGTCGCAGCACAACCATTCATGAAATAGTCTTTGAACTTAATTCCACCACCGGCAGGCATCGCAACACCGCCACCAGTTGCGGTTTTTATTTGGATTCCTTCGATATGGACAGCATCAAGGTATTTGCTGGCGCTGATGTTGGTCTGGTAGTTGAAGCAATATCCAGTACCCGTAAAGTTAATCACGGTTGACCACATGCCCTGCCCAATCACAGAAATCGTGTGATCTCGCCCAGAAGGGTCGCCGGTGCCAGACACATACGTTGGGGAAATAGTCGAACCAATGAGGTATGTTCCAGACGGAATACACAAGGTTTTGTTTGCAGCAATGGCCGCCGTTAACGCTGTAGTGAATGCAGTGGCGGAATCTGATGCGCCGGTTGGGTCGGCTCCAAAATCCAGCACACTCACACTCTCGCGCAGCTTGGTCTGTACCGTTGTAGCAACAGCGCCAGTGCCTGCTTGGATAAACCCGACGAGGGATGAGCCATCGGACGCAGCAAGTGTTGCCAATACGCCTGCAGTGGGCGACACTATGTTGTCAACGGTCCAAATTTCCACATCGGTGGCGGACAACAGTTTGAACTTGTAGGTGCCCGTGCCCAGCCACACGTTTGCCTCACCGCGCGAATCCAGAATGATCGGGTTGGTGTTGGTCGTGACGCCAGCCGAGTCCACATAAGTGGTCGTGGGGGAGGTCGTACCGGCAATGTAGGTGTACAGTTTGCCACCAGCCAAAGGGTTGCCGTTGGCGTCGAAGAACTGCTGCTTGGCGTTGGGGGTGAGGGTTGCGGTCATTGGTATCCTTTGCAATGCGCCTATGCGCTGATGTTATCACTGACCGTCAGAATTATCGACGGGATGCCAGGCACAGGAGCCACCGCGCCGCTGGCCAAAAGCTGGATGGTGATGTCGTCCACGCTCCACATCAACTCGAAGTAGTCACCGGCCTTGAGGTCGGCCAAGAAGTTCCACGCGGCTACGGTCTCGGCGTTGTTGCCTTGGATGCGGATCTGAGTGGCCGAGTTGGCCACGTCCGTGCCGTTCACCCGCAGCCAGATGTAGATCAACCCCACGGTGGCCGTTGTCTTGTCGAGTTGGGCCGAGAACTGGATGTTGTAGACGCCTTGGGTGTCCACATAGACCCGCGAGGTCGGAGTGCCGATGGTCACCCCAAACGTCAGGTCGGTGGTGTTGAAGGTCATCGCATACGCGGTGTTGATGACCGCAGCGGTCTGGGTGGTCGTATCGTAGAACGACCCGTATGCCGGACGCCGGTGGAACGGCTGGGGCAGCGGTGCGGCCTCCAGCGCCTCTACCCGCTTCATCATCTCGGCAATCTGGTCAATGCTGACCGCAGAGCCGTAACCAAGCTGCGCGGCATCCAGAGCCGCGTCAATGTCCACCTGCTGGTTCTGCACCGGCGGCCCAAGTTGCAGGTCAGTTAGTGAGCCCACATTCGTGCCGCCGCCGGTCAGGGTGAACAGGTTCAGGAAGAACCGATACCACTCACGGGCCATGAGCCCCGTGCGCGGGTCGATGAACTCAACGCGCGGCGCGGGGATCTGGGTGATGTTCGCGGGACTAGGCATTGGTGCCGCTCACAATCAGTTCGGCACCCATGATGGCAATCTTCACGTTGTCGGTGCCCGAGACCTCGTACACGCGGTCGCGCAGCTTTTGGGTCATGCCCAGCCGACGCCAGAACACCCGTTTGAAGTACTCGCCCGTGGCACCCATTGACGCCCAGTGCTCGTTGCTCCATGTGTGGCCGCCATCGTCCGACCAGCGCAGCATTACCTGTGCTTGATCGGTGGACGCGCCGGAGCCAAACGCCGCACCAGTCTCACAGTCAAGTTGCAGACTGTGGTGCGCGGTGCGCTTGAGGTTGTTCTGCCCCGTTGGCAGCGCACGCCATGAGCGCAGCCACTTCTGAGGCGTGGTGTTGTCGATGTAGGTGTCGAGGTCAAGTTCGTAGATGTTCCCGTTTTCGAAGTCGCCTACGATGGTCACACCGCCAAAGTTGCATTGGCAGTTGGAACGGTGACGAGTGAACACGCCACCCTCAAATGCGGCCCGCTCGTGCCAGGCTTGCGTAGCCACATCGTAGACCCATGTAGCGTTGGCGCTGGGGAAAGTCAGCACATAGAAGGCATGGCCTTCTTGCTGGTAGGTGTAGGCCAGCGCGTCCGAGATGTTGCCGTACTGCGCGATGGCGTACTCGATGGCGTGGGTGCTGATGCGCTGCCCCGTGTAGCCGTTGGCTCGGTACACGATGCCCTGACCACGGGCGTCAGTGCCCAGCCAGAACAGGCCATTGTCCAGCTTGGCCAGCGAGTACGGTGCCACACAGCCGATCTCGTTGAAGGCACCCTGAATGCGCGTCAGGGGGAAGTCGGCCAGACCAGCGTCGTACCAGACCTCCACCGAGTCGGAGCCGAACAGCCACACCTCGCGGTGGTCAACGATCAGGGCCACCAGGTTGTCCGGTGCACCCTCGGCGCTGGCGAAGTCCAGCGGATCTACGCTGGTGCCGTCGAGCAGGCTTGTGACCCACACCCGCTGGCTGTTGGGCTCGTTGAATACGAAGTACCCGTCGAGATAGCTCACAGTCACCGCGCCGGGGTAATCAGGGTCAGTGATCTGGGCGAACACGCCAGTCGATTCGTTGTAGATGAACCCATCGGGGTTGCAGGCAATGAACAACTGGGTGCCGTTATCGGCGATGCTGACCGGCCCGGTGCCCGTGATGTTGCCCAGCTTCACCGGCACCGAATCGGTGGCGGTCATCTGGTAGAACTCTGTGCCCGAGGCGACGTAGAAGTCGGTGCCGTTGGTCTGGTGCGCCCACAACCCACGGATGGGGCCGGTGCCTACGGTCTGGAGCAGACGTAGGCCTGGGGCGCGGTTCAGGAAGCCCGGCTCCTTGCCACCCTCGGGGATAGCTTCGGGGAACAGGTTGACCATGCGATTGTCGGCAGCATTGACGCTGCGGGCGACATAAGAACTGCCCAAAATGGGAGTTTTCATGCTTGCGCTCCAGTAATTCCGGTGTTAATATTCACGCTCATTACCAAGGGGCGTAAATGCACACCAAACTCACATGGCTCCACCTGCGAACGATTCTTGACTACAACCGAGAAACGGGCGTGTTTGTTTGGCGAGTTGACCGCAGCAAAGCGGTCAAAGCTGGCCACGTTGCTGGCTGCCTTGAAAAACGAATCGGGTACATCACGATTGGTATTGAAGGGAGCGTGTACAAAGCTCATAGACTCGCGTGGTTCCATGTTCACCAAGAATGGCCCAAGGGGTTGGTTGATCACATCAACGGCGACAAATCGGACAATCGGATTGTAAATCTTCGCGTAGTAGGCGCGGACGGCAATTCGCAGAACATCAGAAAACCAAACCGCCGAAATAAATCTGGGTTTATGGGCGTCATCTGGTATCAGAACAAATGGCGAGCCAGTATGTCCGTCAATGGCAAATCCAAATGGCTTGGCGACTATGGTACGCCAGAAGAAGCGCATCAAGCCTATTTGGAAGCAAAGCGGAAATATCATGCTGCTTGCACCATTTAGTAATTACAGATTGCCCGCGTAGACGTTAAACCGCTGACGAGTGGCCACCAGCGAGTACGGCATCGACATCACATCGTCAGGGTTGTTGATGCGCTTCAGATTGCGCTTGGAGGTCATGGCGATGCGGGCCACGCTGGGGCTGGGCTCCACGCCGAACTCGGCCGCAATCTCGCAAGCGAGGTTGTACTTGAACGCCCGCAGGTAGCCAGGCGGGAACGCCAAGGCGGTGGCCAGTGTGGCCGGTTGGGACAGTTCCTGCACCGAGATGAAGTGCCACTCCAAGTCCCGCGTGGGGTTGGGGTAGATCGTCATCGAGATGTCTGGATACTCCATGTTAATCCACATGACCTGTGGATAGGTGGAGGTCACCGTCTTGACCGCGATGCCATCGTACTGCTGCTGGTTGATGAACTTGATGCCGAAGCTGACGTTCGTGCCGGGGTCGCGGTAGTAGGTGGAGTCGTCCAGCAGCACGGGACGCAGACCCACAAACTCGCCAGTGGGGCCGAGGTGGCGGGTAATCTCGCCCGCGGGCCATGTGAACACCTGGTCAATGGTGTTGTAGATCATCAGGCGCTCGATGCTCCACGAATCCAGCATCTGGTTCATGGCGTTGAGCGCATCTTGGGAGGTAGCTGCCGACGGGGTTTCGCCCTCGGCCAGAACGCCCAGCAACCGCAGGGCTGCATTGATTTGGTCACCTGCAGTGGTGGACATGATCAGACTCCTTCGGTCACAACCTCAATTTTTCGCTTTCGTTTCAGCCTGAGAGTGTTCTCGCCTGCCACGTCTTCGTCGTCCGAAGGTGTATCGGGATTGTAGCGCACCCAGCCGTTTTTCTCATCATAAACGGCTTCCATTTCCAAGGTCGCAACCTTGGCCCCGTGAACGGGGTGCTTCATGTAAATGACTGCCATATAAAAAGCGGGGCCGAAGCCCCACTAGTTTTAAGCGACCTTGTACACGGTCCAGGTGCCTTCGCCGGTCTTGCGGAACCGGAAGACCGCACTGGAAGTGACTGCCACAGCCACGAAAGCGTTGCCGCCGTCAGTGATGCCAGTGGCGGTTGCCAGAGTCACGGCACCAGCGGTTGTGCCGGTGTTGACAATGGACAGGTCGAACGTGCTGCCAACGGTGGCGTTGGGAACAGCAGCGTCGATCAGGGTGCCAGTGGGCAGCGTGTAGGTAGCAGCCGATGTGCTGGGGTTAGCAACCAGCCAGTTGCCGGTCACTTGTGCCGCAGTCAGAGTTGCAGTCGCCGTTGCGGTCTGGGGAGCAGCCAGACGACCAAGGATAGTTTCGGCAGGGTTGCCTGCGCCGACTTGAAAACCGCCGCCGCCATTAGGGATAGCCATGATGAGTTCCTTTCAAAGATGTTACGAAGAAAGGGGCCGAAGCCCCGTTTCAGTTTAGCCCCACAGACGGCAAGCCATCTGAGGACGAATTGCCGAGTAGCCGTAAAGCACATCGATACGGCAGGGCATACGATCATTGTTGATGTCGTACTGACGAACAATGCGCAGGCTGATACCGTTGTGGACGGCGCGGCTGGCCATGTCAACGCCTTGGGGCAGCAACAGGTCGGCGGTGGCGAAGGTGATCGCATCCTTGTGGTACACCAAGTTCTGAGCGTACTGAGTGGAGGCGGTACCCAGGAACACGATGGCCTTGCTGGTAGCGGGCAGGCTGTCAACGGTTGCCAGAGCGTGGGCCGACGAGTAGATCGGTGCCACGGTGATGCTGCCAGCGCCCGAGCCGTTCAGTGTCACATCGGACAGTGCTACAAATTGGAACAGCGAACCAGTGGATTCACGGGTCTGCGGGTTCACAGAGTAGCAGTCGGCCACGGTGAACACGTCACCAGTGCGAACGGTAGCGGAAGCACCAGCGCCGGTGATGGCAATGGTCGTAGCGCCTTCGGTGGACACAGCAGCGGAGGTCGTGCCGCCGGTAGCTGTACGCGAGCCAGTGGTGAACTGCTTGATCGACTGAGACATATTGATCTCATCGAAGCCCAACACGCCAGTGCCCATCATGCCGTTCTTGAACTGGCGGGAGATGGTGTCGGTGGGGTTGAACAGACCCTTCATGCCTTCGACCAAGGAGGCGTTGGCAGCCGGGTTCACAGTGGCGTAACGCGGAGACATCACGGCAGCGTTTTCGTTCAGCTTTTGCTGGGCTTGCAGCAGAACAAACGAAGTGGCGGGCGTGGTGCCAGGCGTACCGACGGAGTTGCCGATTGCCTTGTAAGCATTGGCCACGTCTGCGTCGATGCTGGAGGCCAACTGGCTGATACGCGGCTTGAGCACACGGTCAGCGAAGTCGTCCAACTGCATAGTCAGTTCGGCGGAGGTGAAGTTCACGCCGATGTGCTTTTGCGATGCCACGGGCAGGGTTGTGTACTGTTCGTTGTCGTCCTGAACTTGCAGGGCGGCACCGTCAGTCACCAGAGCGCGGTCGGGCAGGCGGATACGCAGAGTGGAACCGATCTTGGCACCTTCAACAGCGAAGCTGTCGTCGTACTGACGGTTGACGTTGCGGGTCAGAACAAGGTTGTTCTCGAGGATCTCGAGAGCCTTGCGGGTGATCATATCGATCGTGAGAATGCTATTAGACATGATGTCCTTTCAAAAAATTTAGCGGCGCTGCGCTTCGTACTTACGCATCTGGCGTTGACGCTCGGCTTCGATCCACTCTGACGTACTCATTGACTTGACGGACCGTGGGTCTGTCGTGTCATACGTCGGGTTTCCCGAAGCTCGCGCGGTCACCGGAGTAATGGGTGCTGGCGCAGAAGTTGTCTTTTTGACTGGAGGTGCTTCGGCCAACTTGGCCTCCAACCGTCCAATCTCCTTTGCCTGCATAAAGGGCGACAGGCGGGAAATTCGATCTGCTTCCTTGGGGTTCGCTCCGAGGTAGTAGGCTACATCGGGGCCAACGTCCGAGGCTTGGATAGTCTCGGCCATCACGTCAGTGATTCGGACATTCGGGTTATAGGCGACTTGCTCGAAGTCGTCGTACTTGGCCCGTGCTTCCTCCTCACGTTCGTGGTAGCTTTCAAGAACCGTGGCTTTCTGCTTGGCGGCGTCCCGTTTGGCAATCAACTCTTCGGCCTTCTTGAGCGCCAGTGCTTCCGCATAGGCTTCAGGAGACTCAAATTGATCAACCGGCGGCACATCCGCTGGCGCTCTCAGGACTTGCTGTTCGGCTTGTCGCTGGGCCTGTTCTCGTTCCCACTTACGTTGCTCTCTTGCGAGGCGCTTGCCAATAGCTGCATCAAGTTCTTCTTGTGTGAAGGTCTTGGTCGCTTCTTTCGGCGTTTCCGGCGTCGTAACTTCAGTTTCAGGTGCAGCCGTTGCTACCTGTTCTGGCGCGGGTGCTTCCGCTAAGTCTTGTTGGACTTCATCTGTCATGGTGAACCTTACAGTTCCCTGGTCAATCGGGCCAGTACGGGGGTATTCTCACATTATGCAGTGAGAGATGCAACTTTCTCTTGGAACGCCTTGATTCGGGCGTCCAGAGCGGCGCGGTCTGCTTCCAGAGCGGCGCGCAATTTGTCGTTCTCGGCAGCAGCTTGGGCCAAATTGGCCTCGGCAGCGGCCACACGGTCTTCACGGATCTGGACGTTGCTGTCGCGCAGGGTCAACTCGTCGCTAATCATCTTTTCGCGCGAGTCGATGGCCTTTTCACGCTCATCCAGTGCGGCCTTTTTGGCGCTTGCTGTGGCGTTCTTGGCCTTGGCATCAGCCAGCATCTCGCCGATGATAGCCTTGGTATCGGCAAGCTCCTTGGCGGCGGCTTCGCGGTCAGCGATGGCCAACTGGGCCGCGCTTACGGCACCCTGACGCAGGGCCAACTCGTCACGCACCTCAATCATCAGTTTCAGGTCGCCGGGGAACTGGTTGACGATGTACTCTAGGAACTTTGCCGAGTCGATGGCACCACTGGAATCATGGACGTTCATGGCGGCCCCTTAAGCGTAGTAGGTGACGTTGATCTTGGCGCTGGCCGTCTGCTCGATGAAGCGGATCTTGCTCAGATCGCCGTCATATTGCAGGGTGGCACCAGCGGCCAGTGGCATACCAACGGAGGCCGTGGGGGCCACATCGTCGTCGCGCCAGCGCACGGCCTGTGTCTCGGCGGTGATGATGGCAATCGATGGCTTGCAGGCAAGACCGTTCAAATCGGTTTGGGGGACCGTCAGAGCAGTAGATGCACTCAGCGTGGTGATCTGCTGGTAGCCCAGACGAGTTGTGACGGCTTTGAGAGTGAGTGCCATTAGTGTTCTTCCGTAAATGACCGTAGTCGGATTATTGCTGTGCCGGAACCTACGGTCAAGGTGCCGACGTAAATGCCACCTGGCCCGTAGTGTACACCTTCGCGTACGTCTGCGGGGTCAGGATAGAGTGTGCCTCGGGCCGCCGCGCCCACGATGATGGCCCCGTCGCCAGCGAGTACGCCAGTGGCTGCGTGGGTGACGGCTGCGTGGGAGCGGGCGGCGGAGCCGGTGAGCGTGGCACCAGCGCCAGCCAGAATGCCATCGGTTGCGTGAGCGCGGAATCGGGTGGCTGCGCCAGCGATGGACGCGCCACCGGCGGCCAGTGCGCCGTCTGCAGAGTGGGTGCGGAATCGGAGCGCCGTGCCCGCCAGGGTTGCGCCAGCACCAGCCAAGGTGCCGGTGGCGGCGTGGGTTACGGCAGTGGTGGAGCGGGCTGCAGTGCCCGAGAGGGTTGCCCCGCCGCCGACCAGTGCACCCGTGGCGGCGTGACTGAGTACCGCGCTGTCAATCTGAAACGCATTTTGCTGGAAAGCTGAACTTTGAAAAGCCGTAGTCATGCTACTCAGCCCGTAATTTCTCTAGCACTTCTTCCCAATTTGACGGCAATCTTGATCTGCCGCGCACATACTCGTAACGAATGTTGCAGTTGAAACACAGAACCTCTAAATCGTCTACCGAGCGCTCGCCCGAGAGTATGCGCCTGCGCAAAAACCCAAGTATTGAGTTTTCCTGCCTTCCGTTGCCATCGATGTGGTTTATCGTCAAGACACGAATATCGGTCTCTTTGCACACACCGCATTCCACGGCGCCGGTTTTGGACACAATCTTCAAAGCGCGGTATTTTTGAACCAAGTTCCTCTCGGACTTGACCTCAAGGTGGTACTTGCGGTTGTATTCCGGCTTGTCGGAAGAATCGACGCCGAGATCAAGTTTCACTCTTTCTGGAATGCCTTTTAACCGGGCCAATTCCCTTCGCCGTGCGTTTATTTCTTCTTTTCGTTCCGCAAGCTGCTTCCGCGCGTAAGCAACTCTTTTTTCACGGTTTTTTTGGTAATAGTCCCGTTGATACTGTTTAGCCTTCTCAACGTAAGACAGATTCACGGGCGCGGTGGTCATGTCAGAGTTTTGTCAGGGTGGCATGGGTGTCTTGGCAGGCTTCTTTGTAATTTGCCAAGGCGAATTGTATGTACTCTTGATTGCGCGCACCCAACTCGGGGGTGAACGAGTAACCCCATGTGGCTTGGAAGTCGCACTTGTAGCCGTCTTTGTTCCACTTGATGTCCGTGTGCGGGGCTTGGGTGGCTCGCCACTCCTTGGACAGGTAGTAGAAACTCATCTCGGACACGGGCGGCCACTGGTGCGTCGGATCACCATAGGCGCGGTTGCTGGCCCAGTGCGGCACGATGATGGTGGCTTTGGCGCCCTTTTTTAGAACACGGTGCAGTTCGTTATAAAAGTGCACCCGTTCCTGTGCGGTGAGATGCTCCAAGAAATGAGAAGAATACGCTTCCTCAATAGAGGAATCCGCAAACGGCCACTTCGCGGTGCCGATCTTAAGGACCGTATCCACACCGTCCATTTTGTATTGATCAACGCCATGAAAGCCCTCTTTCTTCTTGCTGCCGCAACCGATGTCGAGCTTCGTGGGTGCTTGTTTCTTTGTTGCCATTGTGTTTCCTACCAAGTGAAGTCTGCTGGGCCGAATTTGCCCTCGTAGTCGTAGTGGCCCACCTTGACGCTGCAATCCACAGCGCACCGATAGCCGTGCTTGCGGGCCTCAGACCAGAATGCAAGGTCTTGAGTGCCGACACCTTCGGTGGCGCTGGCCTTGGTGCGGAACCACGGCTTTGCGATGCGCTCGTCCTTGAACATATCCATGCGCCACACCGCCGCGCCCATACCGGTGCCGCAGCACTCCACCAGACCGCCGTTCGGGTCGGGCAGTTGCGGGCGGAAGTTGACCACGGGGTCTTTCGGATCGCCCCAGATCTGCGCCGCGCCGCCAGGCCCCTTGGTGTAGTAGAGGCCGGAAATGCAGGCCAGTTCTGGGTGCGCGTCGAGTTGGGACAGCAGCTTGACAATCGCGTCCGGTGGACAGATGTTGTCGTGCTCAAGGGTGAAGATGTACTTGAACTTCGCCAACTCGGGGTTTGCCAAGACGCTGGCAATGCACGAACTGAACGCCTCGCCAACCTCCATGCCGACGGCGAACAGCCGGACGAACTTGCCGTTCGGCGGGGTGAACATGGTCAGCCAGTTGGCGACCACCTTTGTCGGGATGGTGCCAAAGGCGGGCACGATCTGGATGCAGGACAGGTCCTTGTACCCGGCGTCCTTCTTCAGGCGTGTAACCGTCTGCGTCAGGTCGGCGTTATGGACTCCGCCTGCGTAGCTGCTGATGATTTGTGGCTGCAAATTAAACCCCGTCGTCGAACTGAAGGTACATCCGCGCCTGCGACACTGCATTCGTCAGTTGCGACCAGTGGGCTGTGGCCGGCAGTACGCTAGAGGTGGCTGAAAACACGCCTTGGTTGAAGTCGCCCACATAGCTTGCATTCGACGCAAGCAACGTGCTGCCGAAAATCTTGCCCACGGTAATGTTGTTGATGACCGTGTTTTCCATGAAGCCAAGGCGCAGGGCAGCGGATGAGCCACTAGAGGAAACCCGCTGTGCGAACCAATACTCTTGCCCTGCCGACAGCGTGTTCGTGAATGGCATGTACAGGTGCTTCAAGCCCGTGTACAGCGACATTGGTGTCGTGGTCGTGGAAGAGGCGGAGTACGTTGCACCACCTTGCGCGACTTGGAATGTCACCGTGGAGCTGTTCATGCTCACGGCCATGAGAATCTGCGACGAACCCATCAGAGTCATCTGAGTGGAACTGGCACCGGCACCACGCGAGTACAGACCGTAGTCAATGGTGTATCCCGCTGTCCGTCCTGCTGTGGTCGATGCCGCACTGTTCGACATGCGGCGCTCGATGTAATAGAACGACACATTCTGGTCAGGCTGCAAACGCTGCATGTAGATGCTGTTCTGTCCCGGAGTAGATGTGGTTGTACCGGCAGGGTAGAAAGGCTCCCACTTGCCAACAGTAACGCCACCACCACCGCCACCAGCAACAGATGCTGTGATGGTCGAGCCGTTCATGCCGAAGGTCACGCCGTTGGAGTTGCTAAACACCACGTCGCCGCTGGTAATCGTAGAGCCTGCTACAGCGATATTCGGCCCAGTCTGGTTGATTACACCGCCACCAGCTACCGACAAACTCAAGGCCATACCGTTGGTGTCCACACCGAGGGTAGCAGTTGCGTTTGTACCAGCGAATGTAGTACCTGTACCTGCACGTCCTGAAGTGACGTTGGTCGCTGCTGCCGTAGTAAGGAAAGCAGGCACACCGATAGTTGCACCAACCGAGTTTGCTGTACCCACAACGATGTTGCTGCCGCCTGTGGTGGTGGTAGCAAAGTTATGACTGTGGTTAGATGACGCTGCTGTGGTTATAGCATTGGTAGCACCAGCGGTAGTCAAGAATGCAGGTACACCAATGCTCAGACCAGCTGAATTGTGCGTAGCAACTACAGCGGTGCCAGCAGTAGTAGTAGAAGTAAAGCCAGCACCAGCAATATTGCCGCTCGCTTGTGTTTGGACGGTCTGTGCTGCATAGGTAGTGATGAATGCTGGAACGCCCATACTGAGGCCAGCGCTGTTGTGAGTGGCTACTACCGCAGTACCTGCAGTTGTTGTGCTGGTAAATCCAGCTCCAACAATGTTACCACTAGCTTGAGTCTGAACTGTTTGAGCAACTGTATTGGGGCCGATGATGGTCACGCCGTTAGACGTGGCGCTCAGGGTGATGTTGTTGCCGCCAGCCCAGATGATGTCAGAGCCGCTGATCTGCGAGGTGCCAGCGATGTTGCTGGCAATGTTCAGCACCATGTTGTGTGCTGAGTTCCAGTCCGAGGGGCGGACAACAGACGTTGCAGTCCCGTCCGCTACCGTCTGCGAGTAGGCGTGGAGGATGGACATATTAGGCGGGCAGGGCCGTGTAGGTCAGGCTGGAGCAAGAAACCGTGTCGCCGCTGGCCACGGTCAGGCCGTTGGACAGGTTGATGTCGCCGCTGGAGGCGGTCACGGCGCAGTGAATCACCACAGTCCCTCCCGATGTCTCCAAGGTGGCGGTGGCAACGGGCGATGCGTTGCCGGTGGCGTTGGTGTCGCTGGTGATGGCGTTGGCGGTTGCCGTGCCGGAGGAGGATGCCCCGAAGGCTGTTGCTGACAGAGGTAGCGTGGCCACTGCGGTGCCTGGGGCCGAAACCGTGCCCGTGAGGCGAAATTTGAGGTTGCCGCTGGCTCCGATGAGCGCGGTGACCGCATCAGTCGCCGTGTCGCGGGCTGTCGTGCTGTGGGTTACGGCCAAGATAGTTCTCCTTCAATTTGTCTGCGTCCAAGTGGCCGATCAGTTCGTACTGCTCGACTTTGCCGGTTTCCTTGCGCGTGATCTCCAGTGTAAACCGGAGTTCAGCCTTTTGGCCTTGGAGTTCAATCATGCCAAGAAGCGCAATTTGTACAGGGTTGAGAGGTACAAGGCCACGATTTCGTCAATCAGATTGTGCAGTGCGGTGTCCTTGCGGTCAACCACATCGTACCGCACATCCTCAATCTCTTTAAGCTGGTCGGCCAAGAATTCGATGATGTTGGTGGTCTTTTTGGCGCTCATCAGGGTGATCGGTCCCATCAGTCCGTGGCGGCCCTGGTAGGCTTCCGCGAAGCTGTCGGCCAGCCCCACAATCTCGTCGTAGAACGTGTTCAGCGCCGAGTGCTTGGCGTAGCTGCGGGTGTTCAGATGCACGGAATGGGTCACATCCCGCGCCAGGAACAGCATCCCGACAAAATCATTGGGCTTCATTCATGTCCTCCTGCGGAGATTCGCGCTCCGGTGCGCCTCCGACCAAATCGCCAGTGTCCAAAGCAGCCGCAAGGGTGCCCAGAACAATGTCTTGGATCTGCTCGGGCGACATGGAGGCTTGTACCGCAGCAATCCGCTGTGTTTCAGCTTGATACGCCTTGATTTCAGCCTCGTAGTCTTTGCGCTGCTGCTCTTGCGCCTCGATAGACTTGCCGAAGTTCTGGATCATCTGGTGCATCTGCTCCATTTCCTGGCCCATCGCCTGCATCTGCTGGTTGGCAGCGGCCAAGGCGGGATCATCCTCGGAGTCGCCCAGAAGTTTGGGGTCAATGGTCTTTTTGAGGCGTTTGGCCAGTTCGTCTGCGCCAGGCCAGTCGAAGTTGCGCACGATCAGGTCGCCTGCAATGGCCCAGAGTTGCGGGTTGGCTTGCGATACCTGCACCATCATGTCGGCAGCCTCTTGGCGCTTGGTGGCGTAGCCTGGGCCCGTTGTCACGCATACATCGTACTTGCCGACTGACGGGTTGTAAATCTTCTCCACCACGTTGCCTTGCTGGTCTACGATCTTTTTGACCGGCTCCTGCTGGCTCGGGTTGATCTTCACCATGTCCGGCTCGCCGTCCTCGCCAATGATTCGGGCGATGCGCTCTGTGTCGTAGATTTTGGGTATCAGGTCCACCAGTTGACGGCAAACATGACGAACAGCGCGGGCCAGATTATCCACATAATGATAGGTTCCTACGTCGCCTTCGCGTTGGCGGGCAATGATTGCGCGGCCCGATGTCTCGTTGGACTTCTGGCCAAGCGAGGCGTCATACTGGCCTGTGGTGGATTTGATGTCATCGGACGCGCCAGCCTTGGCCTGCAACAGGCCGCTGGATGCCATTGGGGGCTGGGCGCGTTGTGGCAGCGGCAGCATATTGCCAGCGCCGTCGGTAACGTCTGGGTTGACCTCCAAATAGGGCCAGTTCTGGGTGTTGGCGGTCTTCCAGTTCTGCTCGTAGCCCTCAAACTGTCCGCCGTAGCCGATGAACGGAGCCTTGGGTGCCAGCGCCAGCATCTCGGCTTCCTGCGACACCCAGTAGTTGTACATCCGCTGGGCATCCTTGGCGTTACGCACCAGACCGGAGACGTGGATGCGACCGTCAACCTCGTACTCGTTGCCCACCACCCGCACGACGGGGATGTGCTTACCGGCCCAATCCTGCTCTTCCAGAATCTCGTAGCCGTTGATCTTGCACCACTTGACGCGGCGGCGGTCTGCCTGACGGGACTTGACGGGCTTGCCAAACATGCTGCGCAGGTACTTGTCTTCTTTCGTGCCCTCAAACGCGGTGGCGTTGCCAGGGTACAGGTTCAGCGTGGCGCGGTCATGGTCAACGTAGAAGTACTCAGCAATGCGGATGGTCTTCTCGTTCATCCACTGCGCCAGCGAGTGATCGCCCACGCCCAGCGATTGCAGGGTGTTGGCGGGGCTGGCGTTGGGGTACAGACGGTGGTACTCGTCCTTGGTGATGTCCTCAGTGATGAAGCACCACTTGGCGTCCGCGCCGCACGGGTCTTGGATCAGCGGGTCCATGTAAACGGAGAAACTGTTCCGAATGCGACCAATCTTGACGTCCTGGTCAAACGAGTCGTCGTCGCAGTACTCGGTCAGGATGCGAATGTACCCCTCGCCGTAGGCCACCTGATTCTCGCAGGCGGTGTCGTAGGCCACATCGGCATCCGAGATGTACTCGATGTGGCGCACCATGCCGTTGAATATTTCGGCCACTTCCACGTCAGCGCCGTCGTCCACGGGGATGACTTTGCCAGCGGGCCGGTTCTGCCGTTGGTCGTTGGTGACCTGGCGGACGTGCTGCGGCAGCTTGTTGATGGTCAGGCACGGACGGGCGTTAATTGTCTGCCCTTGGACAGCGCCGCGAGTGGCCAGCACGTCGGCGGGCCACTGCCAGTGGTTGTCTGGGCTGCCCGCGTAAAAGCGCAGGTCGTCCAGTTCGTCCTCGCGGGACTCGGAATACGCCGAAATGGCAATATTCATGCGGTCACGCGCCAACGACAGGATTTCGTCCTTGGTCTTGGAGCCTTTTGCGCCACTGACCGACAGGGATTCGACGGCGTTGACGCCAGAGTAGTCTTGTGGCATTAAGATCCCATCCAAGATGATGCGCTTGGCGCGTGATTGCGCCGTACAGGTTCCACGATTTTACGCCGAACTGGGCCAGCCTTCCGCAAACCCTCGCAAGCATAGCGCAGGGCGTCGATCAAGTGATTGTTCTTGTCCTCAATCACCGGCAGGATTTCGTCCGTCCTTGGGTCCCGTTTATAGCTGTAAGTGTTGAGCTCGTCAATCAAGTGCTTGCAGCGCGGGTGCACCACAATGTCGTGCGATTGCAGGAAAGCGATGCCCTCCTCGATACTTCCAGCGCCTTTCTGGGCGGGCTGCACCTTCGGATAGCCGTGCTTTTGCATGTAGTTGATGGTCTCCGGCCGCGCCGAGTCGGCCCGGATGAACCACTTGCGCGACTCCGGCACGCGGTCAAACAGGTCGGGCAGGTTCACAATCTCGCACCCGATCATGTACGCCTCGTAGTCCACATACAGGCGGTTGCCCTCCACCGAGCAGCGCACTAGGCATGACGGGTCAACCGAAAAGCCCCAGTCAGCGCCAAGCCGGAAGATGGTGCCTTCTGGGCGGTCAAACTCCTCCACCACCCAATTCTTGAAGATGCGGGCCTCGCTGTTTTTGAGGTAATCACCGCACCAGACGTGGTTCCACTTGTCAATGTCGCGCGCGCGGTCGTACTCCATTTCCTCGCGCAACTCATCGGGAAACCAAGGATTGTCGTCGTAGTTCACCGGCACCACCACGGAGCGCGGCGGCGGTTTCTCGCCACGCAGCAGCATGTCCACCGGATCGTCGGCCGAGTGCGGGTTCCATGAGAACCACAGCTCGCTGTCAGGCTTGCGGATGGTCGGGCGCAGCAGGTCAAGGCTGCGCTGGCTTAAGGATTGAGCCTCCTCCACCCAAGCGCAGTCGTAGCCTTCCAGCGACTTGATACTGTCCGCCGTGTGGTTCTGCATACCTTGGAACAGGATCATGCCGTTGCCCTGCTTGGCCTTGATGACGGCATCCTGCACCTCGAAGTACGCGCCAGCGTTCAGGGCTTGGATCTTGCCCTCCAGCAGCTTCTTAACGGATTGGTTGAGCGACTTCTGGATTTCCCGCACGCATACGCTGTTGCGGCCTTGGTTCATGATGTGGGCCTCGATCATCATCTCGGCCATAAAGTGCGACTTGCCCGAGCCTCGCCCGCCGAATGCGCCCTTGTATCGCGCGGGTTCCAGCAGCGGGACGGCCCAGGATGGGGTTTGGATCTGGAGAGTGGTCATTTAACCACCACGCGCTCAATGCGCTGAATGGTCAGCGGGTTGTCCGCATCGCCACTTAGCTCCAGCTTGTCGCCGTACTTCTTTGGGTACAGCTTGGACAGCAGCCACTTGCGTGTGTCAACTTGAAGTCGTTGTTTTTGGACCGCTCCGTTGTCAGTTGTTCCGCTTTCTGTGCTTCCAACTGGACAATCCGCTATTTCTAGGATGTCGCTTGCAATTTTCTCAAGCAAATCCTCTCTCGCGCGCGCGTATTCTACGGAAAGAGCATCGTCATCCTTGAGCCAGTCGTTAAAAGTGCTCTGATGCACGCCAGCGGCCTTGCACGCCTTGAACGCGCTCAATCCACTGCGCATCCCTGAAAGCACCAGTTTGCTGATGCTGGCGCGATCATCGCTGCCGGGCTTAGTTCGCTTAGGTTTGGTTGCCATGTTCTAGCTCCTGCAAAAGTCGTTTGAGATAAACCGCCTGATCCAAGCACTCCTCGTAAGCGTGCTGCAACCATTGGCGGGTCGTAAGCGGATTGCCCGCCACCGTTACGCCGTACTTCTGTATGCCCATTATCTGCCTTCGCTGTATGTCCGCGCAAACCAGCGGTTCGGTATCAACCAACATGGCGGCCCTCCACAAACGCCGTGCGCAGTTGGTGCATAGCATCCTTCAAATCCATCCGCACCTGCTCCAGCGCTTCGCGCAACTCAATGTTTTGCAAGTACTGCTCCCGCGCGTACTTGGCCAATGTGTCCGTTTGCCATGCCTCAAAGTTTGGTGTGTCTTTTGTCATGCAAAAGACTCCAAATTTTTAATCAAAAAGCAATGTAATTCTGGCCGGTTGTCTTTTAATAATTTTGCATCTAATCCACGGCTAGTTAATCTATTTTTGCTTTTATCCCAAGATAACCAATAGTTGGCCTTATTCTGCACATAATCATTTGACAATAATTTTATTGACAAATATCTGCCGCTCGGGTCTGTATCTCTTGCAAAAACAGACCACTCCGAACCATACATTTCTCGTAATTCAAACAACTCATCCCATTCGCTGGAAAGATCGCGGTTGCCTTTAAACATGCCCATAAAAAACTCCTTTTCCTGTTTGGTCTATAGACGCCCCTATAGAGTATTTTATTTTTTGAAAGTAGTCAAGCTGTCGGAACAATCTTGCACTGCGGACATTGGGACAAGGGACACCCCTTTTAATAAGGGGGTGTGTCCCAGTGTCCCAAGTGTGATTCCTCGCCTTGTCGTTGGGACATTTGTCCCAATTGTCCCTGTCCTGTCCCAATTGTCCCACCTCACTTTTCAGCCCTGCGGATCAGCATAGAGCTAGCCATTGCGTTATCAATAACAACCCAGCCGTGCGGGTTGTGTTCTGGATATGCCTTAATAATTTCCGCATTCAAAAGGTTATAAACCAAACGCCCCTGTTTACTGGCTTGTGCATATGTTTTAGCAGTTGCCTCGGTTAATCCCTCATTACTTATTAAATAGTTAATCAAAGCACTCCGTGAAAGGTATGGCGAGCCGTGTTGGTCTTCTGCACCAGAATGCCACCAAGCATTAGTAAATTTGCGAATATCTTTTGAATGCTCGGATTCACCTTTTGGTTTTTGATCTGGAGTTTCATCAGATATTTTAAAAACAGCGCCTTTAATTTCTTCGCCATCTTCATCAACCCAGCCTAGATCAACAGATTGCAACGTCCCCCAAATGGCTTGGGGCTCCTCGGTGTCCTTCATCTTGGTGCAACTGACCTCAATCAAGCCGTCCTTCTTGGTGACCAAAATTTGAGAGTCCATCGAAGCCTTCCACGCGCTAGACCCTCGCGCCCGCCCCTTGGCCTCAATTGCGTTGCCGGTATGGTGCACCAAAGACACGCCAGCGTTCAAAGCGCGGCCAACAATTTGAACGGCGTTTAGCATGTTGCGCGTGTCCTTGGCGTCATTCTCGTTGCCGCTCATGTGGTTGTTCACCGTATCAATGGTGATCTGCACTGCATCCTCGGTGGTCAACTCCCGCACCGCCTTGATGATTTGGGCCGATGCGGTAGGGCTATCCATGTCGATGGCCTTGTTGGAGATAAGCAGGTTGTCCAAGCTGTCCACGTTGTGGGCTTTGCACCAAGAAGCAACCCGCTGGCGGATGCCGTAGTTGCCCTCGCCAGCCATATAGACGGCAATGCCTTTCTTTGTGCGGCGTCCATTCCAATCAAGCCCTGCGGCAATGTGGCAGGCAATGTCCAGTGCAAAAAACGTCTTCCCGCCCCCTGATTCTCCGTAAATCATGGTGACGCCCAGGTCAGGCACCCAGCCCTTGACAATCCACTTAAGCGGCGCCGGCTGGCCAAGATATGAACTCGCGCGGGTGAAAAAATATTCCTGCGTTTCGGCCTGTGCGGCAGACAGGATGAAGTCGGCGGCCTCTGCGCCAATACCACTGGCCGCTGCCACATCGCTCTCGGGCTCATACCTGGAAACGCTTTTGACGATCTGGGCCAGTTCGGACGATGGCAGCGGGATCTCGCACCGCGTCTCATTGGCAATTGACAGCGCGGCCATAATTTCGGCCTCGGTCATGCCATAGCGGCGCATTGCACCGCCCAATGCAGTCAACCCATTGTTGCGACTGCCTTGTATCAACCCGCCGCCGGTGGTCGCCTGCTGGCGCTCGGCCGGTTTGCGCATGGCGCTGTACGCGGTCATCCATGTGGACGGCACACGAAACGGGGCAACCCCATCAAAAGGATCGCTAGACGCTTCCCATTCGTAGCTTCTTCCCTCTATGGTGCTAGGAAAGGCCACAAAGTAGCGCCCATCGGCCAACAGGTCAACGCCTTCGGTAAGTTTGCACGAACGAATTTCTGGCGTGTAGTCTGCAATGTGGTGATAGCCACCGCCTGCGGTCATTTGCATTGCCCCATCAGGGACAGCGCCATTTTTTGTAGTCCAATCAGACCAAGACGCATCGCCGCCATTGCGCGGGTCAATGTCAAAAACGACAATCCCAGAGCGCTCGCCAGCGGCCACGCCAATGTTGAAATCAGGGTTTTGCGCCCACCATCTTGTGATCTGTTCGGCGTCTATGGTCGCATCTTTGACGCCGTGCTGAGTAGCTGGGACTTTGCCATTCGGCACCACTGGTATGACGTGCCAGCCCCATGAGGCATACGTCAGGGCTGCTTCAACTTTGGTCATCATTGACGTCAGCTTTCAATTTGCCGCCTGTTTTCACCTCCAGTTCATACTGCCTGCCCATCGGCGGAGTATCCCCCCACTGATAGATCACTTGGGGCCAAACACCCAACACCTCGGCAAGTTTTCGCAACCCGCCGTAGTAGTCAATAGCCTCCTGGGTCGTCATGCTTTCCGCCTTTCTTGAAAAGATAGGATTGCATGATAACCGGATTTTTTATTTAATGCTAGTCATTCGTCACCTGTGAGCGCTCAACCAGATAGTCACTGAGCGCCTTCACGGTGCTGTAAGAGGGGTTGGTCTCGCCCTGCATGAACCGGTAAATGGTCATGTAATTCAGGTCCATGCGCTCGGCGACCTTGCGCAAATTGGCGTCCTGGAGTTGCTGTCGTATCTGCTCCACTGTAAACATTTTTTACCCTCGCTTAAAAAGTTGTTGCATTGTAGATTATTTTTGCGCTACAATGCAAGCACTGCGCAAACGGAATTAGCCAAAGGCGCAGCATTTAACCATAGGAGGGCCAAGATGGCCATCAACTTGAAATCAACGGGCAGCCTGTCTGCCAATGGCGTGAAGGTGCTTGTGTACGGCCAAGCCGGTGCGGGCAAGACTTCACTTATTAAGACCCTGCCCCAGCCCATTGTGCTGTCGGCAGAGGGTGGTCTGCTGTCCATTCAGGACGCCGACCTGCCTTTCATTGAGATCGGCAACATGGCCGACTTGAAGGAGGCATACGAGTGGTTGGTGAGCAAGGAGGGTGACGCATTCAAAAGCGTGGCACTGGACAGCATTTCGGAGATTGCCGAGGTGGTGCTGAACCACGAAAAGAAGGCGACCAAAGACCCGCGCCAAGCGTATGGCGCAATGCAAGAGCAGATGGCCGACATTATTCGCGCCTTCCGAGACCTGCCTGGCAAGCACATCTACATGAGCGCCAAGCTGGAAAAGACGCAGGACGAGATGGGCCGCGTACTGTACGCGCCCTCGATGCCCGGCAACAAAACCGGCCAGAGCCTGCCCTACTTCTTTGACGAGGTGCTGGCGCTGCGGGTGGAAAAGGACAGCGAGGGAGCCACGCAACGCGCCTTGATGTGCGACAGCGACGGCCTGTGGCTGGCTAAGGACCGCTCGGGCAAGTTGGATTCTTGGGAAGCGCCGGACCTGACGGCGGTGTTTGCCAAGATTGGGGGCAAGAAATGACACATCAATCAGAAGGATACGCAGGCAGCCCACGCATTCCTAAGCAGCCTGTGCATGGATACAACTGCTACTGTGACAACTGCTGTAAGAAAGTCGCAGAAAAGCGCGGAAATTGGTACGACAGCGCTCATGCGAAAGAGATGAATCAAATTATGCGAGGCAAGAAATGACCCTCCCAAACGACATGGGCGAACTGGCCACATTATGGATGAAAGCCAAGAAGACTGAAGAAGATGCAACAGCGGATCGCAGAAATATTGAAGACCACTTCAAAAAGCTGGCAGGCATCGCAGACGACCTCGACGGCACCGAAACCATCAAGCACGACGCGGTTGAAATCAAAATCGTGGGACGCATTGACCGTAAGGTTGACAGCGAAAAAGTGCAAGAACTGGCCGCCGAGCATGGACTGTCAGAACACCTGAGCAGCCTGTTCCGCTGGAAACCCGAACTGAACATGGCGGTCTGGAAAGCCGCCGACGCATCTATCACCCAAGCCCTCGCACCCGCAATCACGGCCAAGCCTGGCCGCCCCTCTTTCAAAATCGCAATCAAGGAGTAAATCATCATGGCATTTCTTACAGAATCTTTTGACGTTGACCAACTGCCCCAAGGCACTAGCAGCTTTGACCCGCTGCCCGCTGGTTGGTACACCGCCCACATCACGCAGGCCGAGCTCAAGGCCACCAATGACGGCAACGGCCAGTACATCAAGCTGCGCTACGACATCACCGGCCCGACGCACCAGGGGCGCGTGGTGTTTGGCAACCTGAACATCAAGAACGCCAGTGCCAAGGCGGAAGAGATTGGACGCCAGCAATTGGGCGAGGTGATGCGTGCCATTGGACTGTCCCGCGTGACCGACACCGATCAACTGATTGGCGGGCAGATTGGCATCAAACTGGACATCCGCGCGGCACGCACGGACGAACGAACCGGCAAGACCTATGACGCCACCAACGAAGTGCGGGGCTTCCGCTCACTGACCGGCAGCGTGCCTGCGGCCCCAGCCCCTGCGGCGGCAAGCGCAGCACCGGCCAAGGCAACGCCTCCGTGGTTGGCTAAGAAGTAATCGACCAAAAAAAGCCCCAGCCTCGCTAGAGGACTGGGGCAAGTAGGGAGAGATGACAACTAACCAAGGAGCAGATTTTATTATGACAGATTATTTAGAGCTTGAAGAAAAAATTGTGCAGTGGGCCAAAGACCGGCGCATTGTGCAAAACAGCACTTGCATGGCGCAAGCAATCAAAACGCTGGAAGAAGTTCACGAGTTGCTTGAAGCAATTTTGAAGCAAGAGCCGGAGGCGCAAAAAGATGCGTATGGCGATATTTTAGTGACGCTGATTGTTGGCTGTGCAACGGCTGGCGTGTCATTGGTTGATTGCCTGGAATTGGCTTATGGCCAGATCAAAGCCCGCAAAGGTTATTTGACCGAGCAAGGTGTTTTTGTAAAGGAAGTTGTATGAACAACGTTGATTTGTTCCCCGCAGAATTTGATGCGTTTTCCGCAATTGATTCGTTCAAGAAATTTTGCACGCATTTAGACAAACTTGAGCTGGACTCAAAGGTAAGTGCAATCAACTTGATGCGCGAAATTTTGCATGAAATCAGCCCATTCAAGACCGAGCCGGTTGATTTTGTGAAGTGGGTGAAAAATCCATTGGTGCACGCCAATGATTACAACCCAAACAGCGTCGCCCCGCCGGAAATGGAGTTGCTAAGGGTTTCGATTGACGCGGATGGGTACACGCAGCCAATCGTTTCGATGCCCAGCTTTGACGGGCGATATGAAGTGATTGACGGTTTCCACCGGCACCGTGTTGGAAAGGAATGCGCGGACATTCAATCTCGCGTGCATGGCTATTTGCCACTGGTGCAAATCAGAAATTCTCAATACGACAAATCAAACCGCATGGCTTCTACCATTCGGCACAACCGCGCGCGCGGCAAGCACAAAGTTGATGCAATGTCTGACATTGTGATTGAGCTAAAGCGCCGGAATTGGAGTGACGAAAAAATTGCCAAAAACCTTGGCATGGATGCCGATGAGGTTTTGCGCTTGTGTCAAATCACCGGCCTAGCCGAAGCGTTCAAAGATCAAGACTTTTCCGAGGCATGGGAAGTTGATCGAGGCGACACGGTGATTGGCGAAAGCATTACCGACATACTGGCTGATTTTGAGGCAAACGATAAAGGCCGCACTTATCACACTTTTGACAAGTGGGAGTGCTTCAAGGCTGGTTTCTACGCAGAGCGTTGCCCGAACAACATGACGCAAGAAGAGGGCGAAGCCGAATACACGGAATTCTTGGCTGATCTTGATCGATTCCGCGATGCGCTGGAGCATGTTGTAAATGAGTGGACATTTTCTTGCGAGCACTACCTAACCAATGAACGCATGAACAGGATTGCGTGGCTTGGCCAAGCTGCTGTTGCATACGCTATGGGCATCCCGTCAATGTGCCGTGGCGGCTATCACAAACTGTCCGATGAAGCCAAGAAAGCAGCGGACGCGCTGGCGCTTGAATACCTCAACAAGTGGCTGGAAAAAACCGGCAGAACTATCGTTGATTACGACCAAGCAGGCGGACGCACAGAGGCGGAGTTGTACTAATGTCATCCATCAAAAAACCGATTGGCATTGACGTTTTGCGTGCTGCGCAACAGCGCGTGCAATACGCCTTCGACCACTTTGAACAAATTTACATCTCGTTCAGCGCTGGGAAGGACTCCAGCGTAATGATGCACCTAGTGCTGGACGAAGCCATCAAACGCAAACGCAAAGTAGGCGTGTTGCTGATTGATCTTGAGGCGCAATACCTGCTGACAATCAAGCACGCAGAAGAAATGTTCAAACTCTACGCAGACAACATTGATCTGTATTGGGTTTGCCTTCCCATCAAACTTAGAAACGCGGTGAGCAATTATGAGCCTGTATGGTGCGCCTGGGACCCTGAGCGAAAAAACGATTGGGTTCGTCCCATGCCGGAAGGATTGGGAGTCATTTCCGATCCATCGTTTTTTGATTTTTTCCAACCGCACATGGAGTTTGAAGAATTTATCGAACTCTTTGCCGTATGGTACGGAAAGGGACGCAGTACCGCCGCCTTCATTGGCATCAGGGCAGACGAAAGCCTCAACCGATTCAGAACCATAGCCATTTGGGACAAGGAAACTCACTTTGGCAAACGTTGGACAACCAAAGTGATTGATGACGTTTACAACGTGTATCCAATCTACGATTGGCACGTCACCGACATCTGGAAATACCACGCGGCATTTCCGCAAAAGCCACATAACGAAGTTTATGACCGCATGCAACTTGCTGGCGTGTCACTGAGTCAGATGCGTTTGTGCCAGCCCTATGGCGATGACCAGCGGCGTGGCCTGTGGCTTTATCACTTGATTGAGCCGCAGACTTGGGGTCGAGTGGTGGCGCGCGTGAACGGCGCAAATTCTGGTGCTCTTTACATTGAAGAAACCGGCAACGTGAACGGGTACAACAAAATTACGTTGCCGCCAGGGCACACATGGCGCAGCTTCACCAATTTGCTGCTTTCCACCATGCCAAAAGTTACGCGAGACCACTTTACAAGTCAATTCAACAAGTGGCTGCTTGGCTGGCACAAGCGCGGCTATCGCAATGGAATACCAGACTTTGCGCCAAGAGAGCTGGAGAAAAAATACTGGGCTCCGTCTTGGCGTCGGATGGCAAAAGTGTTGCTGCGCAATGACTGGTGGTGCAAAGGGCTTGGAATGCAGCAACCCAAGAGCGAAGCATATGGCAAATATCTGGCAATCAAGAAAGCCAAAAAGGAGCAAGCATGACCGCCATTCCAACCAAAACAAACAACATCCAGGCGCTGATTGATCTAGCCCACGAAAACCGCGCACAAGAATCTCGCGGCCATCTCGGTTGCTCCGCATTGGGTCACCCATGCGACCGCTGGCTGTGGCTGTCATTCCGCTGGGCGGTGTCACCCAAGTTCCCAGGGCGCATCCTGCGCGTGTTCCGCCGTGGGCAGATGGAGGAGGCCACCATCATCAACGACCTGCGCATGATTGGCATGGACGTGCGCGGCACCATCAACGGCAAGCAGGCGCGGGTGGACTTTGGCTGCCACGTCTCCGGCAGCATTGATGCGGTGATTGAGCGCGGCGTACCGGATGCGCCCAAGACGCGCCACATTGCCGAGTTCAAGACGCACAGCCTCAAGTCGTTCAACGATGTGGAAAAGAACGGCGTGGAGAAGTCCAAGCCGGAGCACTTTGTGCAGATGCAACTTTACATGCTGGGCACCGGCATAGACCGCGCGTTGTATGTAGCGGTGTGCAAGGACGATGACCGCATTTATACAGAGCGCGTGCGGCTGGACAAGGAATTGGCGCAAAAGTATGTTGACCGTGGCCACCGCATTGCCCTGACTGACCGGATGCCCGAGCCATTGAGCGCAGATCCTAGCTGGTATCAATGCAAGTTCTGCGACGGCTACGACCTGTGCCACGGCTCCAAGACCACCAAAAACGTGAACTGCCGCACTTGCGCCAATGCCACGCCATTGAGCGACGGCACCTGGCACTGTGCAAAGTGGGATGACGTTGTGCCGTTTAGCCACCAGAAGGACGGCTGCGAGAGCCACGTCCTGCACCCTGACTTGGTGCCGTGGCAGCGCAAGGACAGTCCGGTGGACTTTGTTGCCATCTATGAGATCGGCGGGCAGGATGTTGCCAACGGCGACCCCGGCGAGGGCGTTTATGGTTCGCGCGAATTGCTAGCCAACGCTGCGGCGTGCGCTGGTGAGTGGAAGCAGTTGAAAGACCTGCGGCGCGAGTTCAATGGAAGGATTGTGGGGTGAGCATGCTCCGTGACTACCAACAACGCACCATAGACCAGCTTTACGCATGGTTTGAGGCGGGCCACGCGGGCAACCCCTGCTTGGTGCTTCCCACTGGCGCGGGTAAGAGCCACATCGTTGCGGCGCTGTGCAAGGACGCGCTGCAATCGTGGCCGGAAACCCGCGTGCTGATGCTGACGCACGTCAAGGAGTTGATTGAGCAGAACGCCGAGAAGATGCGCCAGCATTGGCGTGGTGCCCCGATGGGCATTTACAGCGCCAGCATTGGCAAGAAGCAATTAGGCGAGCCCATCACCTTTGCGGGCATCCAATCCGTGCGCAGCAAGGCCGCGCTCTTGGGGCATGTTGATCTGGTGATTATTGACGAGTGCCACTTGGTCAGCCACAAGGACGAAGGCGGCTATCGGACGCTGCTGGACAACCTCAAGGCCATCAACCTCAATTTGCGGGTGGTGGGGCTAACGGCCACACCTTACCGCTTGGGGCATGGGCTAATTACCGACAAGCCCGCGCTATTTGATGCGCTGATTGAGCCGGTGACCATTGAGGAGTTGATCTTCAAGAAACACTTGGCCCCGCTGCGCTCCAAGATCACCAAGGCCAAGCTGACCACCGAGGGCGTGCACAAGCGCGGTGGCGAGTTCATTGAATCCGAGTTGCAGGCAGCGGTGGACACCGACGACAAGAACCATACAGTGGTGCGCGAAATCATTGCCTTGGCGGGCAGTCGGCGCTCTTGGTTGGTGTTCTGCGCTGGCGTCCAGCACAGCCGCCACATTGCCGAGGCGCTGACCTTCTATGGCATCAAGGCCGAATGCGTGACCGGCGACACGCCGAAGGCCGAGCGCGAGCGCATCCTGCGGGATTTCAAGGCAGGGCGCATTCAGGCGCTAACCAATGCCAATGTACTGACCACCGGATTTGATGCGCCAAACGTCGATCTGATAGCCATGCTGCGCCCAACTATGAGCGCCAGCCTGTACGTCCAAATGGCGGGGCGTGGCCTGCGCCCAAAGGAGCATACCGACCACTGCCTGGTGCTGGACTTTGCTGGCGTGGTGGAGACGCACGGCCCGATCACGGCCGTACAGCCACCGCGCAAAGGCGGCGACGGCAACGGTGAAGCGCCAGTAAAAGCGTGCCCTGAGTGCGACGAGTTGGTGCACATCAGCGTAATGGCGTGCCCCAACTGCGGCCATGAGTTCCCGCCGCCCGTGGAAAAGAAATTCCAACTGCGCAACGACGACATTATGGGCGTGGAGGGCAAGGATCTGGAGGTGACGGAATGGAACTGGCGCAAGCACATCAGCAAGGCCAGCGGTAAGGAGATGCTGGCCTGCACGTTTTATGGTGGCCTGAGCGACAAGCCGGTGACCGAGTATTGGCCCATCATGCACGACGGCTACGCGGGACAACGCTCACGCTCGGAGTTGGCGCAGATCGCCCGCAACGCCGGGGCCACGCTGGATTACTCGGTAGCCGACCTGTCTGACATTGCCGCCTGCATGAACCAAGGCGCTGCACCGCGCACGATTGAGTACAAGTTAGATGGCAAGTTTGCCCGCGTTTTAAGGAGGGAATGGAATGAGACCGCCGGAGCCTGAGTTTGTAACCCTGTGGCGCAACGCGCCGCCAGCCCCAATGTGCTGCCATACCTGCGAGCATTACGGGGTGGACGGCGTGTGCACCGAGTTCTTTATGACGCCGCCAGCCGAGTTTGCCGCCACCGTTGGCGCGTGCGACAAGTGGGAGGAAGAATGCCCCTTCTAGTACCCACCGAGCACCTGGAGCAGCGTGAGTTTGTGCAGTGGTTTCGCCAAACATATCGCGGCGTGCGCATCTTTGCCATCCCCAACGGCGGGGCCAGGCGGCCCTCGGAGGCCGGACGCCTGAAGGCCGAGGGCGTGAGCAGTGGCGTGCCGGATCTGTTTGTGCCAGCCTGGTGGCTGTGGGTGGAAATGAAACGCACCAAGGGCGGCGTGGTCAGCGAGGAGCAGCGCGATTGGATGGGCTACCTGCGCGGCATTGGCTATGAGTGCATCGTCTGCCGTGGCGCGGAGGAGGCCAAGAGCATGGTGGCTGAGATTGCTAAGACTAGGGGAAACCCTTAAATTGCAAAAAATAGTTTGCTTTGCTGTAAAAGGCGTTTATACTTTAGGCATCAACAACCGGAGCTAAACATGACCCACCGCCAACACTACCTAGACGCCAACACCCGCCGCTACCCGCGCACCCTGCGCCAAGCGTTCGGGCCGCACACCAGCGAGATTATCAGCGAGCCATCGGAGCCATTCTGGACGCCGGTCCGGGTGGCGCTGACCGTGACCTACGCGCTGGCGCTGATCCTTGTGGTGGCTGTGCTGTGAGCGCCGCGACATGGCCGGACGGCACACCCAAGAGCACGCACACGGCGTTCACATGGAGAACAGAACCAACAGCAGCGCCCAAGAAGCGCAGCCGCCGGGGCAATACGCTGACCACCAAGCAAATGAAAGAAGTGCAGAGGCAGGCGCTAATGCGTGTG